CTGAAGGATCAAGCTTCGTCTACGTAACCCTCCCCCAATTGGGGAGAGCCATAGATGAAGGACTAGTCCGTGGAACATTTAACTGTCCCATCGGTTTCGCCCTTCGATTGGATACCCGACTTCCGAAGTTTCTGAATGCTTCTCTCAAGGAGGTATTCGGAGACGACGGTCGTCTCCTCGAGGTGCCTAATGTCGTCTCCATATTCTACTTGCGTCAGCTTCTCTTGATCAATAGTAAGGTAGTTAAAGACCCTACGAAAGAGCAGGAGTTGTCTGCCGTCAGGGGGTTTCGCGATAGGCAGTCTTCCTTGCGGAAGATTGTTCTACCGCGCGATAACCCTGTCCTGAATATAGCGCAAGCTATATTGCGGAAAGTTCTTTCGCGCCTTGACCTTTCAGACATTTCCCCGAGACATGGTCCCGGTGTTGTGCATGAGGGTCGAGATCGCGATAAGAAGTGGGATTTCACGTACTGGCCTTCCCAGGCTAATCGTGTTTATCCCTTCTATGAATATGGCGTTCAGTCTCTGGAACACCTTAGAACTAAGTCAAATTCCGTATTATTTCTTGATCGATTTAATACGAAAATTTGCCTAGTTCCAAAGGATTTCAGAGGACCCCGTCTTATCTCTGCTGAAATGACTGCTTTGCAGTATCTTCAGCAAGGTCAGATGGGTGCGATGATGCGCTACATCGATAATCATCCGCTTCTTCGTCTTTCAATTCGAATGAGAGATCAGTCTCTCAATCAGTTGGCAGCGATGAAAGCGTTTGAAAACCGTCACTGCACCTTGGATCTCTCCGAGGCTTCAGATACGGTTTCTCTCCCTCTCGTATGGTTCCTCCTTTCCGGAGTTCCACACGTGAGGAAGTATCTTTGTAGGACGCGGGCCCACTCTGCCATCTATGATGGCGAGTTGATCCGCATCTCCGCATTTGCACCGATGGGATCTGCAGTCTGCTTTCCCGTCGAGACAGTCGTGTTTTGGGCCATTTCCATGGCTTCATTCCACGTCCATCGCTACGGTTCTCGCTTCCGCGGGATCCGGTCTTTATCTGAACTAGCTTCCGAGGTAAAAGTCTTTGGTGATGACATTGTCATCCCCATCGATATCCTTGATACCGTCGTTTCCACTCTCAAGCTTGTCGGTTGTAAGCCTAACGAGTCTAAGACTTGTTATCTTACGCCGTTTCGCGAGAGTTGTGGCACCGAATGGTTTCGTGGAGCCTCTGTCTCTATCACTAGAAACAAGAGGTATACCTATGAAGCCGTCGATAAGATCAGTCATCACCCAGTTCTCGTTGACTTACAACGTAGATTATACGTTGCAGGCTTATCGAGATCTGCAGAACTTGTCGCCAGTTGGGCGCTTAAAATCGCTCCAACTGTGCTCGGATATTACCCAAAGATTCTTCAAGGGACTCACGATTCGTGGTCACTTGCAGCGCTTCGGCGACATATTCGAACAAGACATCCAATTCTTTCCCCTCTTTCAGGTTATACTTCCAGAGACAACCTTTAACAGCTGTCTTCTGGACGTCTCCCTGAGGAGGAAGTTAGGTTGGATTTCATCCTTACCCAACATCCTGATTGTCTCCTGTCC